AAATTAGTACCAAGTAGCTGTTTTTTTCTTTTCAGCTAACATTCTTTTAGTTCCTCTTACTTTTTCTTTATCCCCAGTAGGAATATTGTTAAAAGCACCGTCTGCAGTAGTCTTAGATCTTGGATCTATCTCTACATTTTGACTTGGAACTGCCATTTGTTTTGCTTTTTTATAGTTCATCATAGTTTTTTACCTTTTTCTTAGTTTTCATCTATCATAACTTGTGCATTTTGTACACCAGTCTTTGCAAGACTAACTCCAGCACGTAATTTAGCTAAATCTTCGTTTTGTTCAAGCTTATCTTCTGCAATTTCTTGTGCTTGCATCAATTTAGATCTTTGTAAATCTTGATTTGCTTCATCGTTTTGTTTTTTACGTTCATTTTCCATCGCTCGAAGGTCAACTTCACGTGATTTTAACTTTAGAAGAGGGTCATTATCGAATTGAGAAGTAATTTGTTTCTCTTCTTTCATGTATTCTTCTGTCATTTCAGCAATCAACACAGCTTTTCTTGCTTCAATTTGATTTGTAAGGTCTTGAAGTTGTGCTTGTATCTGTGGATTCATCGCTGCTTGCTGTTGCATCATCATCATTTGCTGCATTTGTTCTCTAAACTCTAGTTGAACTTGCTCTTGAGCCATAATTGATATGTGTTCAAGTATATTTTTTTGTATTGCAGCCATAATTGATGGATTATTTCTAACCATGTTTGTTGACATAAAGTTTAAATGCGCTGTGATGTGTGCTCTGTGGTCTTGACCAGGGAAAGCTTGAAACGGTTTCATCGCCATTGCATTAATATGTTCCATACTTGGGTCCATCGGTGCCATTGGCGCCGGTGGTGGCAACACTGCATCTACATTTTTTACACCGATTGCATCATACATGTTTCTGTATATCTGATACATGTTGTGTAGTTGTGGATTAGATGTTGCGATTTGTAATTGTGTTTGTGCAAGTGTAATTCTTTGAGACATTGAAAAAATATTAGGGTCCGCTACAGGCATAATATCTATTCTGTCATCAAAATCTGCTTGCTTAATGTTTCTTGCACCACCGACAACATCGTATGGATATTCAGGTGGTAAATATTGTGAAACTACTTTTGATAATAATTTAAATTCTTGTTTCATCGCTGCGTAACATCTTTTGTGTATCGCAGACATGACACGTGAACCACGTTCTAGAAGTGCAACAGTTGTACCAACTGCAGCTGCTTGGTTACCATCACCCACTTGCATATCAGCAATAGCCGCGAATCTTTGACCAGCTTGAACAACCACACCTAATAAATTTAATAATGTTGGAGATGGTTCTTTGTATGGTAATGGAAAGAATGCATCTCTTAAATTACCACCTGGTGCATCTACATCTTTAAATTCACCTGGTTGTATTGGTGATGCTTCGTCTCTAACTCTAACACCTCTTTGTTTAAATCCTGCAGGTAAGTTCGATAAAGTACCAGCGTCTAATAATTGACGGAGAGCCGCCGTTGCCGTACGACTCAATCCGCCAATCATGTGAATGAGTCCAAAGCCATAAAATCCAAGTCCTGGCAGAAATTTGAAGTGGACAAAATATTGGATCTTATTTTTCTTTAGATCATCGGGCGCATAGTTCCTTCTGATAGAAAGAACTTTCCTACTACCTTCTTCGACTGTTACGATGTAAGGTAATTTTATTCCTGTTGGTTCACCATCTGCTCCAACATCTTCGAAACCTTCTAAGTCTAAGTTTACGTGACACTCTAACAAAGTATACATTGGTTCGTTCTTACCAGTTTTCTTTGTACCTTCTAGTTCACGTTCTTTTTTCTCAAGCTCTCCATTTGTTACCGCTGTACCTGGAGGACCTATTTCTACGTCAGCATAAAAACCACTGACTTGTTGTTTTCTTAAATCGTTTTCTGATATTTTAATTTTATGAATAATCGCCTCCGCATCGTCTAATGAGGTAGCCGTGTACGGAACGATTAATTCATCTGCTGGAACAAACTTAGATACAGCTCGTCCCAGGTTTACATCATAGTAAACTTTTTTAAATGTTGATCCAGCTAATGGTAAGTGAAACAACATAGAATCAAACTCTGCTTCGTACTCTTTCATTTGATCCATAATTAAATAATTCATAAAATCTTTAACACGTGTTGCTTGCTGTTCTGTTGCAGGATTTTTTAAACCAACAACTTGTGTTCTTACTGGTCCGTCACTTGGCAGTAATTCTTTGTAAGCCTGTGCTTGGAATTGTGTAACAGCTTCTGCCATTACAGGGTGAGTAGCACCTGATGCTCCTTGAAACGGTTCAGTTCTGTTTTCGTATTTAAATCCTAAAAGATCTAAACCTTGTATGTAAGATTGTTCCCATTCTTTTCTTGAACCTTTGTAATCCATGTAGTTTTGAGTCATCTCGTTGCCGATTGGCTCTAATACATCATCTGGTAAAAGATCTGCTAAATTGTCAAAGTGTGATTCTGTTCCCGGTACGTTGATAGCTCCCGGTTCAAAGTCTAATGTTACACCACCATCTTCTTCTGGTATAACTTCTATCGGTCCTTTTTGTTCTTCTGGTTCCTGAACAGCAACGTCTTCTGCTATCTCTTCTTCTGAAGGGATATCTAATTTAGTTCTAGTGTTCGGGAGTCCTTTGTCTATTTCTGCCATTTAATACTCCTATAAGTTTCCTGATGCTGGAGGCGGGCCTTGATCTACACCAGCTAATTTAGCAATACCACCACCTGCAAATCTATCTTGAGTGCCTTTAAAACCAGGTGTCTCCATTAACTGTTGAAACTTTGCAGGTTGAGAAAATTCTCTTTGAAAAGCTTTATCTGTAAGCATTTGGTCTTGTCCAATTATACCCTTGCTTCTAAGATAATTATCAACGTCTTCTTTTAAAGGAAGATTGGGTTGAAAGTTTTGATATGTTATAGGACTTAAATCTATTTTAACAGGACCCTTACCTTGTCTTGTCCCTGTACGTGAAGCAACGGCTCTATTTTTAAGAGGGTCTCCTAAACTACCTATCAAAGGAGAATACTCATCTTTTGCTAATTGAGTTGCTTGAATTTCATTTAATAAAGACTCATAATCAAATCTACCAGCTGTAGATGCATTTTTAATTTTATTTTGTAGTTCATTAAATTTATTAAATTTTTGTGTTACACCTCCAGTAACGTCACTTTGTAATTTTTCATATTCCCCTTGATCTATTATTAATTGTGCATATTCTTTTCCTGCAGGAGATAAGTTAGGGTTATTTAATAAATTTTTTGCTTGCATAACTTGAGATGTATCCATCCCTATACCCATGGCACGAGGTATTGATCCAAAAGTAAATGTGTCAGAGATCGCTTCTTTTACAGGTTTGTTCATAGCTAATGCTTCGTATCCAGCTATTCCTGCATCAAAGATAGGTAATGATGCTATTGCACCTTTACTAAAAAATTGTTTTTTAATATCAAATAATTCTTTTGGATCTAAAGCAGATTTTACAAAATCATTTGTAGATTTAAAAATTCTTTTAATTAAACTTCCTTTTACACCTGTATCAGGAATTCCTTTTGCAACTTGATCTCGTGCATAATTTTTTGCTTTTGTAATACACACATCTCTAGATCCAATAGCCTGTAGTCCTATACGACCTCCGTTTGCAACTGCTTGTGCACAATCTCTATCTATTTGTGCAGAAAGTTTTAATAGCAAATTATTTACTTGTTCTACATTTAATGTTTGTTTTATTATTTGTCCTTTTTTATCTACTAAACCAAAATCTTTTCCTTTTTGTAAAACAGATGTTCTATATTCTTCACCTCTTGTTATAAACTCATTTATATCAAAGTTTTTTATTTTATCTATTTCAGGAACATCTACACTCGCACCAATTTTATTAACTCCATAATTAAATTTAACAGAGTCTACTATTCCTTTTTGATTAGGTCCTTCTGTTAATATATTCATAAGTTTTTTTCTATTTTCTATTTC